GTCTTGAGCTGGTAGTTGGAAGCGTTCAGAGACCCGTTGCCGTTGGCGTAGAGCTGAGCGTAGTTGACACAAGGGAAGGCCAGGAACTTGACAGGTTGAGCCAGGGCCAACTCCTGGACGGGGTTGGTACCCAGGACCACACGCTGCACCTGGGTGATGAGCAGGTCGTTCTGGGGTGCCTTGGCAAAGTAGTCACGCTCAGACTGGTCCAGGTACACAAAGTTCGACCAGGCCTGGAACTGGAGCGAGCTGTACGTAGTGGTGGTGTTGGCCGTACCGGTGATGAAAGAGACGGTCAGATACGGGGGAATGGATGTGGCCTGTGCGGTCGCGGGGAAAGAAACGGTCACGTTACTGTTCGCAATGTTCGACACGCTCGACACGTACACTGGGCCAGTCATAGGCAGACCAGCCACGTACTGGCCGAGCTGAATACCACCTTGGCCGAGAGGGCTGACAACCTGGTCGAGTGGAAGGGCCAGTGAGCTGAGACCAGACGCCACAGTGATTGCGGATGCAACGTTGACCTGGGCGGCGCACGTCGGGGCGTACAAGCTTGCGACGTTTCCGGTAAGGAAGGCGCTACCCATGAAGTTGTTGGATGCATTGGAGAAGGAAATGACCACGTTGGACAGACCACCCTGAATACCAGTCGTGTACGAGATGTTCGAGAAGGACTGAACGACGGCCACGTTGGTCTGCAGATTGGCCGTCTGACCCACCACGAGCATACCTGGGAAAATGGGACCTGTCGTCTGGGTCAGGACCACGTTCGCCAAGTTGGAGCTCAGAACAGCGTCGGACAGAATGTTGGCAGTTGCCTGGGGCTGAGGAGGGAGCACCGGGTATGTGGTGTTACCGATGGTGATGTTCTGGCTCAGGAAAGGAGACCAAGTGATGCGAACCTCCACATCGTGGAACTGGAGACCGATCAGGGGCAGACACACGGACCAGTCCTTGCAAAAGAAAAACTTGAGGGGCAGGAAGGTATTCTTCTGGTTATTGAAGGTTGTGCTATTCAGGTTCAGGTACCGCTGGGAGTAGTTCTGGGCGCCGGTGATGGGCTCGATGTCGGTCATGTACTCGATATCCTGGGTGTCCACAATCTGGCCACCGATGAGGAGCTCGACCTTGTCAATCACCTTGGTCCAGTCCAAGTTGACCATCTGAGCACCGTTCGAGTCACGGACGGTCAGGTACACGTAGCTCAGCAAGTCGCCCTTCTTCTCGAAGCGGATAGTGGAGATGCCGCCAGCGATGGGAGCACCCTGGATCACCTGACGCTCCACGGAGTTGGAGTAGTGCGTGTAACGCTTGTAGTTGGACCGGTAAAAGGAAACCTCGGGCTTGCCGGTCAGCCAAGCGTCCTGAGGGCCGACGGCGACGAGTTGAACAACACCTCCCGACATTTAGTACTAACCCATATTTTTTTAGTTGACGGAAACCGTGTTAAAAGGAGATGTGCCCATGGCGGGGTCGGCCTTTTTGGGCTCGGCCAATGAGTACGCCAAAGGATTCTTTTCGAGCTGCTGGATAGCAATGTCCAAAAATCCATTCGAAGCACGTGGATTGGGGTTCGATTTGAACTCGTTGAGTGGGTCGTCGAACTCTGGAGGAACGACACCGCGTCCTTGGTTCGAACCGGTGATGGCCATAGGTCCTGGCTGCACGGGCTCTGACTCGATGCGAAGCTGGGTTGCAGAACCCACCTGGTTGACGGGATCGTTGCGAACATTCATACGAGCAGCGTTTGCGGCCCGATCAGGCTTCGTGCGGTATCCAGATGACCGGGTCAAAGGAAGACCCGTGTACGACCCGTCAGCGGCTGCGTACGGCTGAGCCACGTTGTACTGTGGGGGGCCGTCTGACAGGGTGTCTGTACGGAGACCAGTCTCTTCACGAATAGTTGGTTTCTTCGTCTTGAGGAAGTTCGGACGACCCTCTGGACCAACTAGAGCGCTCTGAGCACCGCCACCTCCGTAGGCTCCCGGGTCGCGATAGGCCGTCTTCGTAGCGGCCGCCTGGTGTGTGATGTCTCCGATGTAAGCGGCACCGCCGTTTTTGACCACGGGGTTCGCCGGACCCATTCGCCCCTCGAGCGTCGTGAGGCGCTCCTCGTTAATGTTTGTAGGCAAAGCCCGGAAATAGTCATGGAAGCCACCAGCCGCAAGCACGTTTGGACCAACGCCTAGACCTCGGCCGACCGTCATAGGGTGTTCGAGAGGAGACACGTTGTTCTGCTTATTGGTCACGTACTCGCGGTTATACAAGTCATATACGGGCTGACCGTACGGAAACCGTGAGTTGGTCGGTGTCACGTCCTGAAGGTTCGGAACAGCCTCCTTTGGCTGAAGACGCCAATCGTTAATACGGCGACCAAAGTTTGGATTCGTGTTCCGAAGGTCAAAAGCGTCTGCACGGTGACCGACAGAGTCAGCCATCATGTCCACGTCACGTCGGGTAATGGGTTTCGTGGTTGTTGGTTGAGGACTCGGTGCGGTGGAAACGTCATTTCCATCCGCCAGAGTCTTTCCAGCAAACACAAGACCAACAACGGCGGCCAGCGCCAGAGGATCCATTGATATTAATGTATCTTTTTTTTAGCAAGACCGAGTCCAACGGACTCGGGAACACAAGGAGTCCTGCGGACTCATTGGGGAGGAACTAACGCCCCCACGTCTTGAGGTCCTTGCTGTAGTACCGCTGAGCAAAGCGGTCGTTCTGGTACTCACCAAAGGTGTTGATGGGGTTCCATTCAAGGACGCGCAGAGGCAAAGTCACGTACGTGTTGGGAAAGTCGTACGTCTGTTCGGACCAGCCCTTCTTCCACGCCGTTGTCGGCTGCTCACGAAGAGAGTCCTCAACGACCGTTTTGTCCTCCAGAACCACCTGAGCCGGGCCATAAAACACACCTTTTTCCAGAGTCAAAGGGCTTATATCAAGCGTCGGCATTATTAATGTAGACTTACATTTAATTTCCAGCCTCCATCTGGACACGCTCTGGGAACTTGGAGTAGAACCGGTCTGGATCGCACGCCGCGCCACCCTGGTCGTTACACTTGGCGGCGAAGGGCTTACCGTAGGCCGCCTGTGCAAAGGCTGTTTGGTCGTTTGGAATCGTTGTTGCGGGCATTGAGTAGAAATTACGCTCGGCATCACGCTGACGCTCGAACGGGTGAATCTGGCTCCAGACCTGCTGGACCTGACCCCGTATGCTTGGGTACCACGCGGCTGCTGGTCGGTCTGGGTTGTCTACGTAGTCACTCAAAAGCACGTTGCCCATAGAGTTTTCGGTCGTTGGAAGTGTCACGTTCGGACGGAAAATGGTCGAATACCGAGCGTCTCCTATAGCTGAACGAAGGGACCCATCCTTTATCATATTCGTTGTCGCCATATAGTACAGAATTGCAAGGGCGACGCCGCCGAGGGCAAAGATACGCGGGTCCTTGTTTATGATGTATACGATACACATGGCATACAGGATGAAACGTGTCGTCGCCGAGACGCGCTGTTTAGCCGTCTGTGTTGCCGTGGGCCAAAAAGTCAAAAGGTCACTCGACTTGAAGACTTCTTTGGGATCCATTACTTCTATTTACGGAGATTCTTTTTCTTTTTGCCTGAAGGGGGGAGTCTAGGAGGTGGCGTCCCGCCACCTCCGCCCCTGGTCCCTCCACCTCCGCCCCCGAGCAAGGACGCGAACGGGTTTCCTGTGCCTCCGCCCATCATCTGACTCAGCATACTGTTAACACCGGCCATCAAAGACGCCTCGTCTGGCTGACCGTTCGGACCCATCTTCATGTTCTTGGCACAGTTCTCAGCGGCTGCCTCGATGGCGCTGAGCGTCTCTGGAGGGAACATACTCAAGGTCGTCGCAATCATGTACATGGACGAAAGGTACTGCCAAATAGCCTGCTTTGTGTTGGCTGAGCAGTCCTCGCGTTTCCAGATGGCGTGAAGGTTCAGACCCTTTGCAAACTCGTTTTGCTCACAAAAGAAAGACTCGTCATGAGCAGTCATTTGACCGGCCCACGGTGCAACCTGCTTCATAAACGTCTTGCAGTCTGGGCCAGTCTTGGCGGGCTCATCGGGGAACACTGTACTGAGCTCCCCGAGGAACTGATTCATCATCTCATCGAACGCTTTTACGGTGGTCATCCTAGCAAAGTTAAAAACTTATGTTTTTAAGTTAAAAAGGTTCCTTCATAACTGGTCCAGAATCTCCCTGACCTTGGCTCACTATGAAATATACAAGGAGACCCACAAGAAAAGCAGGCTTGAAATAATCTGAGTTTTTCAATTTATCCTCGTTATTCATTTTTGATTTCAAAAAGACGTAAGCAACGACGACTGCTGCAGCAATCGCTGCGGCGCTCATAGGCTCGCGGCAATACTGGTCCATCTATTACTAAGAGTGGTTTAATTTTTGAATTTTAGTTGGCGCATCTGGAAACAGGGATTCTCCATCATCGGCTGGGGTACCACCTGGAACGCTCGGGGGCGTCAAAGAGTTGTTCACGGTCACGGCGGTATCTACACCCCCTGGGGTCTTTCCAAACTCCATGTTCCCTGTGTTTTGGGGGAGGGAGGAAACGTCCTCGTTTCCTTCCTCGGGGGGCACATCATCAGCTAAATCGGGTACGTCCTCGTCTTCACCCTCTTCGTCCTCGTGGTCCATATCCAGATCCTCGCCCGCGGCTGGCAAAGGCAGGTACGTGTTGAGAATCTCGGCCGTTGGGACGAGGTCTTCAATAACGACGCAAATTCTCTTATGGAACCGCTCATTCAAATTATTGTTCCGTTCTTCCTCGGTCTTATTGTCCACTATGATACTGGGGTTCTCGTACAGGTCCTTGGCACATGCCTCGTAACACCGCTGGACAAAGACGTCGTTGGCGGGCAACTTGATACTGATTTTCTTGGACTTTTTGTCGGTCCGGATAGCACTCAGAATCTTGACGTGAATAACGAATACGGCCGCCAGAAGGTTCGGGAACAGAGACTGGTTCTTGATGATGGCTTCTGTATTTTTGAGTGAAATTGAAGAGTTCCAGGTCTTGACGCCCCGAAGCAGCTCCTGGAAGACTCGCGTGGTGTTTTTGCCCTGGGACTCCTTCTTGGCCTCGAGCCAAATCTCCCAAAAGGCTTCGATCATCACGGGAATCATAGCGTCACAAAGCTTTTTCGTGAACCGCCGCTCAGACTCGTTCAGAAGGTCCATTTAGTACCTGGCGAGAGTAAAACTTTAGTGTTTTTTCGTGATGCGCAGTTTCTCTGCAGTCTTTTTGAGGTTGGCGAGGCTTGGGAGGTACACGCCCGGATCGACCTCTTCCTTTTCCATCTCCGTGTCGAGAGCCGCCGCCTTGGTCCACTGAACACGGATATCAAGCGGACCAACGAGATTGACTATGTATCCGAGTCTTTGGAGTTGGCGACACATGTACCCAACAGTCTGTGGAAGATTGTACCGGGGAAACCCTACAACAAACGGAGGGACTGTGAGTATCGCATCACGGCTTCCAAGGTCTGAAGCCACCTTAATTTTACGACAAAATTGCTCAAGAAGGGCACGGTAGTACTCTTTTTTCGCAAGGTCTCGCTTCTTTTCAGAAGCGACAATTTGTTTGGCTGATACAGCCATCTATTCTAAGTGGTTAATTTTGGAGGGGAACCGCTACGCGGGTCCTACTCCCGGGTCTGGAGATTGCTCTGAGTCACGACCATGTTCTGCTGATACGCGGCTGGAATACTCGACAAGTTTGGCTGGGGAGGCTGATTCTTGTACCCCTGAAGAGCACCCTCGAATTGAGCATCAAGGTTTTTCTGAACATCAGTCCAGGTCTGATAAGCTCCTGGCTTGTATCCCATAGTAGCTTCTATCGTGTTCGCGTCTCCAACATCAAGTATGTTGACTGAGCCGTCGTCGTTAACCTTGGCGTTGATATCGAACTGGGCTCCGAAAAATTGCTTTGTATTGAAAAACATGATACGAGACTTGTAGCTTCCATCGGGCTGGATGTTCACAAAGACTGTATCTATAGGTGCAAAGTCAGGCTTGAGCTCTTGGAACTTTTCAATAATTGCCTGAACGACCAGGGGAGGCACGGGAGCCACACGGGTTATATCACCCGCCTCATACGTTGATATCTTCCCCTGACGACCATTCCATAGGAAGAAAAGGATGAGGGCCGCGAGGACCAGGATCACAATGTCCTTCATTACTGTATACAAATAAAAAAGGTGCGCCCGGGGTCAGGGAACTGCGTTCCCCTCCGCCCCCAAAAACCCTCAACCTAAATTAGATGGCGCTTCTGGTCTATTCAGACAAGTGCAAATTTTCACAGGAAATTATCGGGTTTATCAAGACCCAGCCGGCTCTTATCGAAATTATACGGTTCCATAACGTGACCACGTCAGGCGTGCCTTCCAAAAAGATCACGAGGGTACCTACGCTGGTCACAAACGAAGGACAGATGTGCGTGGGCGGTGAAGTCAAGGCGTGGCTTCTGTCCATGATTCCGACCGAGTTCGAGTCCTGGGACTGTAGTGGAGGTCTGTGTCAGAATCTCGACGGGTCGGACAACCCAGGTATGTTTGATCTAGACAAGTACGGCGAGTCTCTTCAGCCTATTTTAACTCCTGAATTGGAGTCAAAAATATCAATGAGTGTTATGGACGCGTACCAGGCACAGAGGAAGTAGGAGGACCTCCGGTCCGACGGGAGCGGAGCTCCCTTGACCAGTTGCGCAGCAACTGTGACTCGGTCTTAAAGATATAACGCACTTTGAAATATAAGATGCATTTTCGCACGATTCAAGCGTCGGCCCTCAAGTCGGTCTTTGAGGTCCTGAAAGATATCATCAACGATGTGAATGTCTATTTTACCAAAAGGGGTATTCACATCTTGACTCTAGACACTGCCCGCGTGACCCTGGTCCATATGGACCTGAGTGCTGATAACTTTGAAGAGTATGAGTGTCCCACAGACATCATTGCCGGTCTGAACATGGCCAACGTGTACAAGCTCCTCAAGTCGGTCTCCGGGCAAGACACGTTGTTTGTCCGTATCGAAGGTAGAGACTATATGGAGATTTTCATAGAAAATCCAGATAAGAAATCTTCGACCAATTTCAAACTGAAATTGCTGGACATTAACGAGGACATACTTGAGTTTCCGGATATTCATATGAATGTTGTGACCACCCTACCGGCTATCGACTTTCAACGCATCACGAGAGACATGGGCAACCTTGCAACCGAGATGGATATCATACGTGATGGGAACACGCTGGAGCTGAGCTGTAAGGGTGACTTTGCAGACCAAAAGACGGTCATAGAGTTTCCCGACACGGTCAAAAGGACCGGAAGTACGTTCAGTCTCAAGTACATAAATCTGTTTACCAAAGCGACAAATATGTGTTCGAGCGTTCAGCTCATGCAAGACTCTGAGAATGAAAACATGCCAATCATTTTCAGATATACAATTGCAAATCTGGGAGACTTGAAGTTTTACTTGGCCCCTAAAGTTGAGGCTGACTAATTAAAGTTTATATATGATAAAAATATATATGGAGGCCAGGTACGAAGAAAGGATACGCGCGTGTACGTCAGAGGCTGAACTAGCCGAGTATCTTCTTTCGTGTGTTCCGGTACTAAAGGAATATACGAAGGAGGTTGAAGAAACGACCATAGTACAGACCAAAAAGGTGGCGGGTGTACAGATATCGTCCCGTAAAGGTGTTCAACGAAACGATATATACAAGAAATACCTCAAAGAGGTTGAGGACGGGTACGAGTACGTCACACCGGACAAGGATATTCACGAGAAACCCTGTCGCCAGTGTGGGGCCATGTACTCCCGCGTGTTTGACGAGTCGGCGTCCGAAGAGATTTGTAAAGAGTGTGGAGCTACCGAGTACATACTGGGAGATGAGGTCGGGTTCAAGGAGGAACAAGACCTCGAGAAACACATCGTGTATTCGTACAAAAGGGAAAACCACTTTAACGAATGGATCAGTCAGTTCCAAGCTAAAGAGTC